ACTCGATGCCTGTCTGGTTGTAATGTGGTGGACTATTCACCATGTCCACACCACCGTAGGCTTCCTTGCCAGCTTGCTCCGCTTCATCTTCCATCATCTGTTTCATGTATGCCTCGTGTCTCATGCGTTACCCCCTGTCTTTGTGTTAAAGTTAAGATGAACTACGTTACCATCGTACTCTTTCTCAACGCCCACCTTCTCCTCTAGTTCTACATCAATCTCCATCTCGTTGTCAATAACTTTTGTGACATACTCATGTACGATATTGCGAATAGTTTCTTCCTGCTCCATGATAGGCACAGTAGCACACATCATCTTACAGAAGTGCATGACATTACCGTAGTCTTCATCACCCATAGGGTTGTCAGGAAATGCCATGATTGAAATGTCTATCTCGCCACTCCATTCACCGTCCTCATCAGCGAAGGGTCTTACTCGTATAATGAAATCCTCATCCTGTATTCTTTCCATCATTTCATCTTTGTTCATTTCTTTTTTCTCCTCTTCACTGTTGAGTTTGGGTGACTGATAAAGTCAGGGTGTTTGTCTTTGCCTTTCTCTTTCAGCCAGTCTTCTGGAATGATACGGTCATAGTATCTGAAACCATTCTTGATACACCAATCACCGTATGTTGTCTTTGCTCCTTTACGTATCTTACTCTTACTATTCTCAAACACAAAGCGTATATCCAATTCAGGATGTTGCTTCTTGATTTCAATGTGCTTACGTCTGTCTGCCGTAACGAACCTACCTTTTACCTCAACGATGATACCATTGTCAAGTATGTAGTCGGGTGTATAGGTACGGTAGGCTAGGTCTTCCCATTCAATCTTGATGGCCTCGTATCTGAATGATACTTTGTCTGCCTTCAACTTCTCTGCTATGGTCAACTCTAGCCCACTACGATACCCATACTTCCGTGCGGCTCTCCATGCCTTATGGTACAACTACATCTCCTATGTATGATACAGTCGGTGGCATTTTAGCCTTGGACATTACTGCTGGGCGTTCAGTTAGGGTGTCCCAACAATCAAAACGATAAGCGCAAAACTTACACCCATCATTAAGTATTTTATTGCCTGTCTCTTTTCCTCTGAACTTCTCTTCAACTGGTGCGAAACATCTTTCAAACTTATTCTCCTCTACTGTTGTTACGGTATCCTGTATCTTGGCTACCTCTGTGTCTACGTCTAAGCCTGTAGCTGGTACGTACTTGAACTCACCATTGGCTTTGTTCACTACCCACCATCCACCAGCCTTCTTATCTGCGGCTTTAGCATAACCAGCAAGCTGTGCTATGTACCCAAAGCCATCACCTGCCGCCAGTGTATCATACGATTCAAACTTGTTCTGATACGACCAGTTGCTTGCAGATTTAATATCATCAACAGCGTCATTGATTACAATGTCGTACTCACCGTTGATGCTTGCGTTGTCTAACTCAAGTGTGACTTTAGCGGCATCTTCGTAGGCTACACCCGCTTCTTTGAGCAAGCCCTTGAACACTGCCTCTACAATATCACCTAGCATCATGTTCATAATGAATGTGGTGGGGAAAGGGAGAGCAACTTCCGGTTTGTTCTTATCATACCAAAGCTGGCAACTAGGTCTGCCTACATTTGACATGCGTAGCCGGAAGTCATCTCTCGACTTGCCCCCACCAAACTGACGCTTCAATGCATCTGCTACATCGGTGGCTACCTGAGTGATGGTATCCTCTGACATAGTGCTGTTGCCTTTAACAGCATCAGACATATATTGATGTAACGCCAGTTCAGCAGGGTGGTTCATTATGCTACCTCTTCTTCTACTTCAACATCAACGATACCGTCAATGTCAACGTCATCCAAGTCATCATCCTGCTTGGATATAGCCTTCTCTGCATAGGTATTGATGATATACGTATTGTAGTTCTCAATCCATGCCATGAAGTCAGCGAACCTGTTCTGGTCATCCTGCGACAGTTCGATTGTCTTGGTGACATCCAGATTAACAACAGGCAAGTAGAAGCTACTACCATTAGGTAGCTTACGCTCTTCTGTCTGTGCTGAAATCATGTGCTGTACAGGAAGACGCTTCATCTTAGCCAGCTTGGTAAAGCATGAACCGACAGTCTTGAAGGCATCACGATTATCAATCTCCCAGATGAATGGTGTAGTCTGTACCTCTACAGAGTTACCGTTTGCATCCACAGGGTCAATCAAATCGACCGTACCAAGAATGACACGCACTCGCTTGACAGACTTGATAAGTTCCTTTGTAGCTTCTGGCAGTGACTTGTAGTCTTCAATCCAACCAGAAGGCTTACCACAGTTGAAGCCGCCATCGTTATCCTTCAAGTCCATGTTGATGTTGTCACTCATCACAGTCTTGACGTAGCGATTAGGTGTGTTACCTGATGCCATCACAAACTTCTTATACATGAAGCGTTGCATGAATGGACGCACCTTAATATCTTTAGCGTAGTAAGTCGGACCGTCTGGGATTTCCAGCTTGTAGTGTCCACCTTCAATCACTTCCATATTAACACGCTTGCCATTCACTTCTGCTTCACCCATGATAGGTGTGTGATGGATGCGCAGACGAGCCAGTGTGCTAGTCTGTTGCTTAGTTGACCCGCCTTCATGTGCAATACCCATTGCTTTAGACATTGCGGCGTAGTTGTTAGTGTCGATAGTTGTAAGTTCAGTCATATATTTATCTCCTTTTCTGAGTCAAGTTCCATAGTTATATCAGGTTACGTCCACTACGTCAAGCCAATTCTCTCCTATTTTTGCTTCTAATAGTAGTGGAACATTGAACACCACACCCCAACGAGATGTGATGAGTGAAGGTAGTGCATCATTCGTATCCTGTATGACCTTGATTACCTGCTGTTCTTCATCGGGATGCACGTCAATAACTATACTGTCGTGTACTGAATTGACCACACAACTACGCATGTCCTTGAGTAAGGTATCAATGTGTAGCAGTGCAACAGGTACAATGTCTGCGGTAGCAAATGATTGCACAGGGTAGTTCTTAATCTGAGTAAAGAATGATACTGTACCATTAGCCCTACGTACAACGTCAGGGAAAGCGAACTGTCTACCTGATGGTGTAGTAATGTGCCTAGTGTTTACAGCTTCTTTAGCCAGTCGGGAATGCCAAGCTGCGACTCCCTTGTACTTCTCGTTGAAGTGTTTGTAGTACGCCGCTTCTGATTGCGACCTTCCGTATCCGCTGGCACCGTAGAGTGGTGCAAACGTGTGCGCCTTCGCATCTTGGCGAGTCGTATGTTGACCAGCATCGGTAATAACTTTAGCGGTATATGCGTGTACATCAAATCCAGTAGAGACTTCTTCAATTGCAACTCCATCTTGTGATAGGAATGCGGCGGCACGAAACTCAAGCTGTGCAAAGTCAGCTTCCATTACCTTACCACCAGCAAACCGTGATACGAATACCTTCTTAACAGGGAAGGTGCCGCCACGCGGCATGTTCTGCATGTTAGGGTCAGCACCAGAGAACCTGCCAGTAGCAGTGCGGTGCTGTAGCAGACGGACATGCAACTTACCGTCTTGCTTAGTATGCAGGGCGATGCCATCCACAAAGGATGACAAGTATGTATCCACAGCAGACAACCTACGTACTTTAGATAGGAAGTCCACTGCGTCATCCATGCCCTTAGACTTGGCAACAGCCTCAAGCAACTCAAGGTTAGTCTTGCTGGTACTGAAACCATTGGCTGATGCCCACTTAGCGGAAGGTGGCTTGAACTTTAGTCCAGCCAGCTTGTCACTAGGTATAAGATGATAGCCATCCCCATTACAGGATGGGCATTTGTTTGTCTTAGCGAAAGGTGTTCCATCTTTCTTTACCTTTCGTATCTGTCCAGTACCATTACACTCACGGCACTGCTCTGCCTTGGTCTTGTACATACGCTCTGTGCCGCCAGCCATGAGGCTACGGAAGTCTGCGTCTGCCATGTAAGGGTCAATAGCATTACCCCAATATGGCTTGTCCAATACCTTGCGGCTGTAGATAACCCATGACAATTGCTCTGGGCTGTTGAGGTTGATAGGTGTATCACCCATCAGCTTACGTACATGAACTTGCAAGTCGTCAATTAGCTGACGCTTCTCTTGTTCAAATTCTTGACGCACCTCATCCAGCTTGGCAACATCAACGGTGAAACCACGCTGATAGATACGTGACAGACATACAGCCACCTCATTGGTGAGTGTCACTGTAGGCATGAGCCTTGCATCAGCTTGTGTGTTGAGGCGGTACACCAGCTTGTCAGACAGTTGCTGTGTA